TCAGCGAGCGCGCAGGAAAAAGTCCAGCATCGCCCGTGACGCGTCCGGCCCGGCCGGGTCGGTATAGCTGCCCGCCGCATCGCCGCCCGACCAGGCATGGCCGGCCCCGGCGATCGTCCATTGCTCGATCAGGTCGTGGCCGGCGGCATCGCGGCTGATCGCGCGTGTATAGTCGCGGCCACCGGCGCTGCGCCCGGTCTCGACGCGGGTGCTCAACTTGCCGTCCGCCGCCGACGCCGCCGCGGCGACGATCTCGCGGGCGTTGATCTCGGCGACCGTCGCATCGCGGTCGCCGTGGAAGGTGATCAGCGGGACGAAGCGGTCGGGCCTTTCCGCCCGGCCGCCGCCCTGGCGCATCGCCGCCATCGCGCTCGGCACGTCGCGCGCCGCACCGCAGGCGAGGCCCGAATGCACGCCGACCGCGGCGAACACGTCGGGATAGGCGCTCGCCAGGATCGCCGCTGCCGCTCCGCCCGCCGACAGGCCGGCGGCGAACACGCGGGTGTCGTCGAGCCGGTGTTCGGCGACCAGGTGGCGGGCCAAGCCGGCCAGCATCGCCGGTTCGCCGGCGCCGGCGTTCTGGTCGCCGGGGCGGAACCAGTTCCAGCATTTCTGCGGGTTGGCCGACTGGCTCTGCGCCGGCCAGGCGACGACGACGCCAAGCTCGTCGGCGAGCGCGTTCATGCCGGTGCCGGCGGCGAAATCGTCGGGCGACTGGGTGCAGCCGTGGAGCATCACCAGCAACGGCATCCCCGCCGTCGCCGCGGCGGGCGTGTACAGCTTGTAGGCGAGGCCGCCGTGGCGGTGCGCGGCGAACTTCCCGGCCGCCGGCGACGAGCTGCGGCCGGTGCGCGGCTGCGGCTTCAGTTCGAAGGGCGCAGCCTGGGGTGTCGCAGGCAGCGCCCCGCCGAGCAGCGCCGCCGCGCCGCCCAGGTCGCCGGTTCGCATCAGCCGCATCGCCTCGGTCATCGTCGGCGACAGGTTCGGTGTGTGGAATTTGTGCACCGCAGCATAAAGCCCGAGATGCCGCCTCGGGTCCAGACCGAAGCGCTTCCTGCATAGAATAACCAAATACGCACAAAACAATTGACAAGCGCGACGCTATCGGGTAAACAACACTCAGCCTGACGAATTGCGCCCCGATCACGAGGATCGGCAGCGGCAAACCAGTCGGGTTCAACCTTATCCCGGGAGATCGCCATGTATGCTTCGTTGCGGGATCCAGCCGTGCGCGCCGTCTACCTGGCGGCGTTGCGCGACCACGGCATGTACCGGCGCGCCGCCGCCGTAGCAGGCGTTTCAGTCTGGCAATCACATCGGCTTCGCCTGGCGGACGCCGACTTTGCCGCCGCCTGCGCCGGGGCGATCGGCACGCGTCCCGCCTTACAACCCGTCCGCCTCTCGGCACGACGCATCGATCGCTTTCTCGCCGCACTGGCGGCGACCGGCAATGTCGGCCGCAGCTGCACCCGTGCCGGTATCAGCATCGACGGCGCCTATTATCTTCGCCGCAAGGACCCGGAGTTCGCCGCCCGCTGGGCGGACGCACGCAACCGGGCGATCGACCGGGTCGAGGACGCGCTGTTCGACGCCGCGCTGAATGGCTTCGCCCGCACCGATGCCGACGGGCGCACCGTCCGTACCCAGCAGGCGTCGGCGATGTTCAAGCTGCTGGCGCGGCGTGAGCGCGGCGGCTCGGCCGCGCGGCTGGTCGAGCTCACCCCGGCGCTGATCGAGGCGGCGCGGGCCAAGTTCGACCGGCAGCTGCGGCTCGCCGCGGCCAGCGGCACGGTGCCCGACTATGTCGTGGCGCTGCCGCCGGCGACGGTCACTGCGCCATGAGCGAGGCCGCGGTTGCACCCATCGACGGCACCGACCTCGCCGTCTTCCACGGCGACTATCGTGCCTATCCGGCCCAGGTCCCGCCGCCGGGCGACTGGTCGACCTGGCTGATCCTCGCCGGGCGCGGCTTCGGCAAGACCCGCACCGGGCGGCGTGGATCGACACGATGGCGCGCGCCCACCACGGCGTCCGCATCGCGCTGATCGGCGCCACCCACCACGACGCGCGCAGCGTCATGGTCGAGGGCGCCACCGGCCTGCGCACCGTCGCTCCCGACATCGAATACCACCCGGGCCTCCGCCGCCTCTACTGGCCGACCTCCGGCTCGTCGGCGGTGCTGTATTCGGCGGAGGAGCCGGAGACATTGCGCGGGCCGCAGTTCGCCTTTGCCTGGGGTGACGAGGCGGCACGCTGGCCGCGACCGGAGGCGCTGCTCGCCAATCTGCGCATGGCGTTGCGGCAGGGGCAGCGGCCGCGGCTGCTGCTGACCACGACGCCGCGGCCGCTCGACTGGCTGAAAAAGCTGAGCATGGCGCGCGGCGTGACGACGACGCGGGGGCGGACCGGCGACAATGATTTCCACCTGCCCGAAGACTATCTCGCCGACATGGTGGACGCCTTTGGCGGCACCCGGCTGGGGCGGCAGGAGCTCGACGGCGAGTTCGTCGAGGACCGCGAGGGCGCGCTGTGGACCCGCGCCGGGCTGGAGGCGGCGCGGGTGCGGGTCGCGCCGCCGCTGCTGCGCATCGTCGTCGCGGTCGACCCGCCGGTCGGCCAGGGCGCCCATGTCGACGCCTGCGGTATCGTCGTCGCCGGGCTGGGTGCCGATGGCATCGCCTATGTGCTGGCCGATCGCAGCGTGCAGGGCCTGTCGCCGGAAAACTGGGGCCGCGCCGTGGCGCTCGCCGCCGACGAATGGGGTGCCGATCTGGTGATCGCGGAGGCAAACAACGGCGGCACCCTGGTCAGTGCCAACCTCGTCGCGGTCGATGCCGCGATGAATGTCCGGCTGGTCCATGCCGCGGTCGGCAAGGTCGCCCGCGCCGAGCCGGTGGCGGCATTGTACGAGCGCGGCAAGGTCCGTCACGCCGGCACTTTCCCGGCGCTGGAGGATGAACTCTGCGGCCTCGGCGCGGGCGGTGTCTGGTCCGGACCGGGCCGCTCGCCCGACCGCGCCGACGCGCTGGTGTGGGCGCTCAACGAACTGATGCTCGGCAAGCGCCGCGCCCAGCCGGGCGTTCGCCTGCTGTAATCCCCCTCCCTCTTCAGGGAGGGGCCAGGGGTGGGTGCGAGCCGCTTGGCGAGCCCTTCTTCGAATTCGAGCGAAGCGCGGCAGGGGCCGCGCCCCACCCCCAACCCCTCCCTGAAGCGGGGAGGGGAGAAGGAGACCCTCATGAAATTCCCGTTCTTTCACAAGGCGCGGGCCGTCGGCCCGAGCCCGGCGCCGTGGTATGCCGCGTACAGCCCGTCGGGTCCGCCGCGCAGTTACGAGGCGCAGGTCCGTGCCGGCTTCGTCGCCAATCCGGTGGTCAGCCGGGCGGTGCGGATCATCGCCGACGGAGTTGCCGGGGCGCCGATCATCAGCACGCCGGCCGCGCATCCCGCGCTGGCGCTGTTCGGCCGCGACGGCGGGGTGCTGGAGGCGATCGCCGCCAACCTGATGCTGCACGGCAACGCCTATGTCGAGGTCGCGTGCGGGGCGGGCGGGCTGCCGGTGGCGCTGTACCCGCTGCGGCCCGAGCGGGTCTCGGTCGAGTCGGACGCGGGCGGCTGGCCGCTGGCCTATCTGTACCGCGCCGGTTCGTCACTGACCCGCTACCCGGCGCAGACGCGCGGCGACCGGGCGGCGCTGGTCCATCTGCGCGGGTTTCACCCGCTCGACGATCACTACGGGCTCGGCTGCCTGGCCGCGGCGGCGGCGGCGATCGAGGTCCACAACGGTGCGGCGCGCTGGAACCAGGCTTTGCTCGACAATGCGGCACGGCCGTCGGGTGCGCTGGTCTATGACCCGGGTGACGGCTCGGCCCTGTCGGCGGCGCAGTTCGCGCGGCTGAAGGAGCAGATGGGGGAGCAGTACCAGGGCGCGGCGAACGCCGGCCGGCCGATGCTGCTCGACGGCGGCATGAAGTGGCAGCCGCTGTCGCTGACCCCGGCCGAGATGGATTTCGTCCGCGTCCGGGATACCGCGGCGCGGGAGATCGCGCTCGCCTTCGGGGTGCCGCCGATGCTGCTCGGCCTGCCCGGCGATGCGACCTACGCCAACTACCGCGAGGCCAATGTCGCGCTGTGGCGGCTGACGCTGCTGCCGCTCGCGGCGAAGATCCTCGGCGGGCTGTCGCGGCAGCTGCAGGCATGGTGGCCCGACCTGCACCTCGATCTCGACCGCGACGCGGTCCCGGCGCTCGCCGGCGACCGGGCGCTGCTGTGGGGCCAGGTGACCGCCGCAGGCTTCCTCAGCGACGCCGAGAAGCGCGCCATGCTCGGGCTGGAGATGGGCCGGTGAGCGTCGCCGCGCTGCTGGCGCAGGCGGAGGCGGGAGGTGCGTCGCGGGTCACGCTGATCGAGCTGGTCGAGGCGGCGTCCGAGGCCGGGGCGACGCGGGCGCTGAACCGGATCGGTTTGCATGACGAGGATGCGGGCAAGGACATCGGCGACCTGCGCCAGCTCGTCCAGGGCTGGCGCGACGCCAAGAGCTCCGCGGTCAAGGCGGCCGCCGGCTGGCTGGCGCGCGGCATCGCGGTGCTGGTCCTGCTCGGCCTGGCGCTGCGCTTCAAGCTGGGAGGGTTCTGAATGAGCGACCTGCGCCTTGCTGGATACGCCAGCGTGTTCGACCGGCCCGACCGCGGCGGCGACATCGTCCGGGCCGGCGCCTTTGCCCGCGCGGTGGCCGCCGGGGCGCGCCTGCCGCTGCTTTGGCAGCACAGCATCGGCGAGCCGATCGGGTTCGTCGAGCGGATCGCGGAGGACAAGCGCGGGCTGCGTGTCGTCGCCCGCATCGCCGCCGCTACGGCACGCGGCGGGGATGCGGCGGCGCTGCTCCGCGCCGGGGCGATGGACGGGCTCAGCTTCGGCTACCGGGTCCGCGCCTCGAAGCCCGGACGGGGCGTCCGCGAACTGACCGACCTGGAGCTGATCGAGGTCAGCCTCGTCACCTTCCCGATGCAGCCCGCCGCGCGGGTCATCGCGATCGAAGACTTCAAAGGAGAGACTGCATGACCTACGACATCAAGGCAGACACGCTCGAGGCGAGCTTCGAGGGGGCGGCCGACGACCATGCCGCCGACATCGCGGCGCTGAAGGCCGACGTGGCCCGGCTGAACGCCGTGCCGCTGACCCGTCCGGCGCTGGCCGGGGCCAAGGCCGACACCGATCCGGTTCGCAGCGGCTTCGTCGAACGCTACCTGCGCAAGGGCCTGGAGGCACCGGCGGAGACCAAGCAGCTGTCGGCGGGCACCGCCACCGAGGGCGGCGTCGCGGTGCCGCGCGAGATCGACGCGGCGATCGACGTCGTGCTGAAGGCGACCTCGCCGATCCGCGGCATCGCGCAGGTCGTCCAGATCGGCAGCGTCAACTACCGCAAGCTGGTCGCGGTCGGCGGTGTCGCCAGCGGCTGGGTGTCCGAAACCGCCGCCCGCGCCGAGACCGGCAGCGAGACCTTCGTCGAGATCGCGCCGCCGATGGGCGAGCTCTACGCCAATCCGGCGGCGTCGCAGACCATGCTCGACGACGCGATGTTCGATGTCGAGCAGTGGCTCGGCGTGGAGATCGCCAGCGAGTTCGCCCGGGCCGAGAGCGTCGCCTTCGTGACCGGCACCGGCACCGCCCAGCCCAAGGGCTTCCTCACCTATCCGGTTGCCGCGACCGACGACACGACCCGCGCCTTCGGGACGCTCCAATATGTCGCGACGGGGGTCAACGCGAACTTCCCGACCGCCGGCGGCGACAAGTTGATCGACCTCGTCCAGTCGCTGCGGACGCCGTACCGCCAGGGCGCGGTGTTCGTGATGAACTCGGCGACGCTGGCCCGGGTCCGCAAGCTCAAGGACAACAACAACCAGTATCTGTGGGTGGCGGGCCTGTCCGGCGAGCGCGGCGCGACCCTGCTCGGCTATCCGGTGGTCGAGGCGGAGGCGATGCCCGACGTCGCCATCGACTCGCTGTCGATCGCGTTCGGCAATTTCCAGGCCGGTTACCTGATCGCCGAGCGCGGCGAGACCGCGGTGCTGCGCGATCCCTATACCCGCAAGCCGTTCGTGTATTTCTACGCGACCCGCCGCGTCGGCGGTGCGGTGATCAATTCCGAGGCGATCAAGCTGCTCAAGTTCGGCCTGAGCTGAGGGTCCGCCGCCCCCTCCGGCACGGCGCCGGAGGGGGTCCGCCCTCCCTCACCTCGAAAGGATCCTCATGGCCATTACCGCCGCCTCGGTGGAGGCGAACGGCTGGGTGCTGCGACTGACGGTCGCCGGCACGCCGGGCAGTTTCGCCGCCTACGCGCTCGACCCCGACGGCACGCCGAAAGTGACGCTGACGACCACGCACCCGGGTTTCGTTGCCAGTGCCGGCACCGCGGTCCCGGGCAGCCGCGGCCGCACACTCGTGGCGACCAAGCCGCTGCGGCGGCCGGCGACGCTGACCTCCAACATCGCGGTGCTCGACGAGACCGACAACGGCGACGGCACGATCACCTGCCGGCTGGCGCTGTCGGAGTTCGTGCATGCGACGGAGACCGGGCTGAGCCTCGCCGTGCTGGCGGGCTGGCGCAGCGGTGCGCCCGGGGCGGCGGAGATCGCCGTGGTCAACAACTCGGCCTTCGCCGCGGCGCTGCCGATCTTCCGCTGGGCGGATGCCTCCTATGGGCGGGTCGCCGGGCCGGTGACGCTGGAGCTGGCGGTGTTCTCGCACCATCCGAACGGGCTGGCGCCGGTCGCCGCGGTGCGGTTCACGATGACCGACGGGACGAACAGCCGGACCGCCTGGGCAACCGCGCTGTCGACCTCGACCCGGTACGGCGATGCGGTGCGGGTCTATGCGGTGACGCTCGACCCCGGCGCTGCGCCGGCCCACGGTGCCGGGCTGCTGCGCTGCGACGCGGAGGTCTATCCGTGGCTCGGCGCGATGCGCTCGACCGATCCGGCGGGGACGCGCAGCATGACCGGGCTGGACGTCGCGGCCTATGGCGACGGCGCCCAGAACCCGTTCGTCGTCGGCTATGACCCGGCCGGCACGCGCTACGGCGCGCAGGTGGTGTTCGTCGATCCGGTCGCCGGCACGACCACGGCGGCGGCGGCGATGGTCAAGGCCGACCTCGCCGCGGCAAAGGGCGTGGCGCCGGCGAGCCGCGCCAGGGACATCAGCACCGCGGTCCAGGCCCTCAACCTCGTTGGCCGGACGCTGGCGGCGGCGAACGGCCAGGCATCGCGGGTGCGCGCCACCGATGGCGCGCGCATCGTGCTGGCGGCCGGCACCCATGCCGGCATCGGCGCCACCGCGATCACCACGGGCGTCACCTCGGCGGAGCTGCCGGTGGGCATCGAGGGCGACCCGGACGACAGCGATCCGCGCGCCAATGTCGTGCTGCAGACCGGTACCGCGTCGAACCTGCGGATCACCAAGGCGGCGCTGAGCAGCCTCAGCCTGGAGATCGGCGGCACCGCGCTGGCCGGGTCGGCGACGATCTACTGGCGGCTCGACGACGTCGAGGTGCGCGGCAAGGCGGGCAGCGAGGCGAGCGGCGCGGCGGCGTTCCTGGGGGTCGTCGCCGGCCGGTTCACGCTCAACATCACGCGGTCGAAATGGTGGCGGTCGGGGAGCGGCTTCAGCGGCTCGACCCAGCGCATCGGGCTGCTGCGGAACTGCGAATGGAGCCGCACCGCCGCCGGTGCCGCGGTGCTCGGCGGCCGGTTCGTGCCGGCGGGCGAGGACAGCACCGCGACCGGTGTCGTCAACGGCGTCACCGGACAGTCGATGGGCACGCTGACCGGCTGCGAGGACATCATCGTCGCGGGCTGCGACCTGCGCAGCATCAAGGGCCGCGCCTGGACGCCGCCGGCACTGGCCGCGGCGACCGCCGGCACGCCCAACCCGAGCTATCGCCGTCTGGTCTTCGCCAACAACCTGTGCGAGCGCGTCGGCGGCGACCCGCAGCCGTTCTGGAGCATCGGCGAGGACGAGAGCGCGACGATCAGCTACACGCTGATCGAGGGCAACAGCTTCGTCGGCGAGCGCTGCAACATCCTCTACGGCGACCCGCTGCCGACCACCGCGGCGGAGGCCAACGCCCAGGTCAACCAGGCCTTCGGCAACCGCGTCGCCAACAATTGCTTCGACTGGGCGGCGACCAAGCACGACGCCTTCAACGATCCGCAGACCCAGTCGGCGCGCGGCGGCGGCACCGGCTTTCGCCCGCAGATGACCGAGACGTGGAGCGTCACCTACGGGGTCGGCTTCGAGGGCAATCACGACTTCGGCCGCATCGGCGGCGGCAATTTCCCGTTCGAATATTTCGGGCGGCGCGGGGTGCAGGCCGTCGGCGGCGTGCCCGGCTGGCCGGCCGATCGCTCGGTGCTGGGCAGCCCGGCGACCGGCGGCGGCACCTACCAGCCGCCGTCCGGATCGGTGCTGATCGGGCGCGGGCTGGCCGCCAGCCTCGACCGGGACCACGACGGCGGGGTGCGGGTGCTGCCGTTCGCGGCAGGGTCGCTCGACGCCGCATCGGCGGCGGAGCTAACGCCCGGGGATGCGCGCATCGCGAGCCGGGCGACGGCCGCGCCGGTGCACTGGTCGGTTACGCTGGCCCCGGCCGGCGGCAGCCACGCACTCGGCGGCCGGGAGCCCGTGGCGGCCGGGTTCGAGCTGGTGCTGCAGCCCGCCCGTGCGGCCTTTTCGGTGCGCGACATCGGCGCCGCGGTGCTGCCCGACCTGATCTTCGCGACGCCGCGGATGGTCCGCATCGAGGGCGAGGTCCGCGTCCAGTTGATTAACGAGTGAGCGAGGCTCGGCTGGCGCCGAGCACCCACCCCTGACCCCTCCCTGAAGAGGGAGGGGGATCCGCCCGCACGCACTTTTCCCCCCGATCGTCGGGAGGGGTCGCCGCCGCGCACCTCTCCCCTCCCTCTTCAGGGAGGGGTCGGGGGTGGGTGCGCGTCTTCGCGCGCCTTTCTGTCTCAACCCAAGGAGCTTCCCATGAGCAAGTACGTCAATCCCGCCGTCCTCGACGGCGCGCTGAACATCGTCCGCGGCGCGACCCGCATGGTCGCCCTGAACGGCCAGCCGGCCGACTATGCCGCCGCCGATGCGGGGAAACTGGCGGAGGCAGCGCTCGCCGCGGGCGACTTCGCGCTCGACGCGGGCGATCTCCCGGGACGCAAGCTGACGATCGCCGCCAAGTCGGGGCTGACCGTCGCGGCGCCGGGCACCGCCGACCATATCGCCCTGCTCGACGGGGCGAGCCTGCTCTACGTCACCACCTGTCCGCCGCAGGCGCTGCCCGCCGGGGGCACGGTGTCGATCGGCGCGTGGGCGGTCGAGGTGAACGACCCGGCCTGAGTCCCGCCCGGCTCGCACCCACCCCTATCCGCTCGCCCGCGCTTGCTCCCCTCCCGCTTCAGGGCGGGGTCGGGGGCGGGTGCGGGTCTCCGCGAGCCCCTCCCCTTCCGAAAAGGACCTCCCAATGGGCATCTTCCTCAAGGACCCGTCCGCCGCTCTCGATTATGCGATCGACTGGGGCCCGGCCTATCTCGCCGGCCAGACGATCGCGGCTTCGACATGGCTCGCCGAGCCCGCCGAGGACGGCGGCGTCGCGGTCAGCGCGACGATCGCGTCCGCCACCCGGACCGGCGCGACCTTCGCGGGCGGCGTGCCGGGCAATCTCTATCGCGTCGCCAACCGGGTGACGCTGAGCGACGGCCGCAGCGACGAGCGCAGCCTGGTGCTGCGCATCGAGCAGCGCTGATGATCGCCGAGCTATTGCCGCCCGGCGTCGCGCCGGTGTCGGTCGACGAGGCGAAGGCGTTCCTGCGGCTGGAGCATAGCCACGAGGATGCGGTGCTGGCGGGCTTCGTCCGTGCCGCGACGGCGCTGGCGGAGGCGTTCACCGGCCGGTGGCTGGTGGCACGCGACTTCACCGAGGCCCTCGCGGCAAGCGGCGGGTGGCAGCGGCTGGGCGTCGGCCCGGTCACCGCGATCACCGGCGCGACGCTGGGCGGCGCGGCGCTCGCGGGTGGCCTGTACGAGAGCGACATCGACGCGGCGGGCACCGGCTGGGTGCGGCTGCTGACCGGCGATGCCACCACCCGGGTCGTGGTGTCGGGTCGCGCCGGTCTCGGCGAAGGCTGGAACGGCGTGCCGGAGCCGCTGCGCGCCGGGATCGTGCGGATGGCGGCGCACCTGTTCAGCCACCGCGACGACCCCGACACCGCGGCGCTGCCGCTTGCCGTGACCGCGCTGTGGCGGCCGTTCCGGGCGATCGCGCTGTGAGCGCCGAGTTCGCGGGTGCGCTGTGCGAGCGGGTCGTGCTGGAACACTGGCAGGGCGACCCGGAGGGCGGGGCGTGGCTGGCGGCGGGCGAGCATTGGGCGAGCCTGGTGCCGCACGACGCGCAGACCCCGGTGATCGGCGAGGGGCGGGTGTCGCGGCCGCGCTACCGGCTGGTGATGCGGGGCGGCGACGCCGGACTAGCGCACCGCTTCCGCTGGCGCGGGCGGGTGCTCGCGGTGCTGCGGCTGGAACCCGACCCGCGCACGCCCGACCGCCAGGCACTGATCGTGGAGGACCGAGGATGACCGAGTTTCAGGCCCTGCTGCGGGCATTGGAGGCGCGCGGGCAACTGGCGGCGAAGGCCGCGCGGGCCCGTCCGGCGGCGGCGCTGGTTGCCGCCGCGTCGCCCCTGACTGCCGACAGCGACGGCGAAATGGTGACGCTGACCGCGCCCGGCCTGCGTGGCCGCGCGCATGGCACGCGGCGGCGGCTGCCCGATGCGGCGATCCAGTCGCTGGTGCGGCCGGGCGGCTTCCGGTGACGCCGTCCGCGCTCGTCCAGAGCGCACTGAAGGCCGCGCTGGGTCCGCTCGGGCCGGTGTTCGACGCGGTGCCGGTCGAGGCGCACGCACCCTACCTGACCATCGGCCCGGATACCGCCGGCGACTGGTCGACCAAGACGTCGCGGGGCCGCGAGCACCGCGTCCTGGTCGGCGTCTGGGACGACGCGCCCGGCCTGACCCGCACCAAGGCGCTGCTCGGTGCCGCCGAACAGGCGGTGCTGGCGATCACCGCGAGCGGCGGCGGCTGGCGCATCGCGCATGTGCTGTTCGTCCGCAGCTTCGTCGAGCGCGACCCCGGTGACCCCGGGGGCTGGTCCCACGGCGTCGCCGACTTCCGCATCCGAACCGAGGAGATCTGATCATGGCTTCCGAAAAGGGCAGCGCCTTCCTGCTGAAGGTCGGCGACGGCGCGACGCCGCCCGCCTACACGACCATCGCCGGGCTGCGCACGACGCAGCTTAGCGTCAACGCCGACACCGTGGTGGTCACCAACAAGGGCTCCGGCGGCTGGCGCGAATTGCTGTCGGGGGCGGGGGTGCGGTCGGTATCGCTGAGCGGCGCCGGCGTGTTCTCGGGCACCGTCGCGGAGGCGCGGGTCAAGGCGTCGGCGCTGGCCGGGACGCTCGACGACTATCAGGTGTCGTTCGAGAGCGGCGAGCGCATGGCGGGCCGCTTCCTGATCACGCGCCTCGATTATGCCGGCGATTTCAACGGCGAGCGGACCTACACGCTGGCGCTGGAATCGAGCGGCCCGGTGGTGGTGTCGTGAGCCGGGCCGCGAACCCGGTGCGGGGCGAGGCCGGGCTCACGGTCGCCGGGCAGCGCCTCGTGCTGCGCCCGACCTTCGCGGCGCTGGTCGCCGCCGAGACCGAGCTGGGGCCATTGTTCGCGCTGGTCGAGCGGGCCGCGAGCGGTGGCCTGGCGCTGGCCGAGCTGGCGGGGCTGTTCTGGCACTGCCTGCACGAGCGCCCGGAGGCGCTGACCCGCGCGCTGTTCTCGGAAGGGCTGGCGGCGGCCGGGCTGGCGGCGGCGACCCCGGCGCTGCGCGTGCTGCTCGGGCAGATCCTGGCGGGGCGGTGACTTTCGCCGGGGCGGCGACCGCCGCCGCGCGGCTCGCCCAGCAACTGGGGTGGACCCCCGATGGCTTCTGGGCCGCGACGCCGGCCGACCTGCGCCACGCACTGGGGCCGCTGCCGCACGCCGACGCGCTCGGCGGCGCCGCGCTGGCGGCATTGATCAAGGAGTTTCCCGATGGATGACCTCGACACGCTGATCGTCAGGGTGCGCGCCGATACCAGCGGCTTCGCCAGTGGCATCGCCGCGATCCGGACCCAGCTCGACGGGCCGCTGGCAAGCGGGCTCGATGCGGCGGGCAACCGGCTGGAGCGCGCGCTCGGGCGGGCGGTGACGAGCGGCAAGTTCGGCTTCGACGACCTGCGCAGGGTCGCGCTGGCGTCGCTGGCCGATATCGCCGCAGGGGCCGTCCGGAGCGACCTCGGCGCGCTGTTCGGCGGCGGTTCGGGTGGCATCCTGTCGAGCCTGTCGTCGCTGTTCGGCGGCGCGCCCGGGCGCGCCACCGGTGGCCCGGTCACCGGCGGCCGGCCCTATATGGTCGGGGAGCGCGGACCGGAGCTGTTCGTGCCGGCGGCGGCGGGGCGCATCCAGCCGCTCGCCGCGGGCCGCGGGCCGGTCAGCGTCACGGTCAACGTCGCCGCGCCGCGCGATGCCGCGCCCGGCGTCATGCAACGGACCGCGGCCCAGGTGGCGCGCGCCGTCAGCCGCGCCCTCGACCAGGCGAACGGGTGATGGGGCACTGGCTGGCAAGCGCAGCCGACCGGCAGAAGACCGACTGGCTGAAGCGCTTCGATGCGCGCTTCTGGACGGTCGACTTTCCGCGCCCGATGCTCGCCGCGGCGACCACCGCCGGGCCGCGCGCGCTGCGTATCGACTGCGCCTTCCTGAAGAAGAACGACCTTGCGGGCGTGATCTGGGAGTCAGAGGACCGGTACGACCATCCGCTGCTCGGCTATGAGACGCGGCGCGACTATCGCGGTTGTGTCCTGCGCTTCCGCTGGCAGGCGTCGGGGTCGCTGACGCCGCTCGACGCGGTCAACGGCCCGGTGCTGACGATCGAGGGCCGCGATGCCGACGGGGCCGCCCGCGCCTGGTACGTCCGGCTGTGGAACTATGCGGAGGGCGGCGCAGCGGACTGCCGGGTGACGCTCGACTTCGACGCGCTGAAGGGCGGGTACCTGCTGCCGGCGGAGGCCGATCCGGTCTGGGCCGGCGACATCGACCGGATGTTCGTGTCGCTGGTGCCGGCGGGGTTCGACGGCACCGACGCACCGCTGCCGGCAGCGGCAAGCGCGCAGGTGACGCTGTCGGAGATCGCCTGCGACGGGCCGGGCTCGACGATCCGGATCGGCGACGCCGTCGTGCCGCCGCACGGCCTGCGGATCGCGAACGGCTACGACGACAGTTATAACCTCACGCCGGCGCGGCTGGTGCGGAACTGGGTCCAGCTCGGCTATGCCGGGGTGGCGGATCACTATGTCGGGATGAGCCACTTCCCGGCGCTGCGCTGGGACGGTGCGGGGTTCACCGCCAGCGGCGGGATCGCCGGGCCGGCGGCGGCGTGGCACGCCGATTTCCTGGCGCGGACCGGAGCGGCCGGGTTCGAGGTCATCCAGTCGCTGTCGTTCGAGCTGCTCGACCAATGTTGCCCGGCCGCCTGGAAGCAGCGCGATGCCGACGGCGCGGCGGCCGCGACCGGTTATGCGCCGCCGTCGACGCTGTTGTCGCCGTGCGTACCCGCGGCGCAGGCGTGGCTGCACGAAATCGCCGCCGGCTTCGCGGCACTTGCGACGGCGGCGGGACAGCGGGTGCGCTTCCAGATCGGCGAGCCGTGGTGGTGGGTCGGGTCCGGCAACCGGCTGTGCGCCTATGATGCGGCGTGCGTCGCGGCCTATGCGGCCGAGACCGGGCAGGTCGCACCCGCGATCCGCGACGTGCGGAGCATGACGACGACGGCGAAGCGCGCCTTCCTCGACTGGCTCGGGGCCAGGCTGGGGACGGCGACGCTGGCACTGCGCGATGCGCTGCGGGCGGCGCCGGGCGCGGCGGTGTCGCTGCTGTTCTATGCGCCCGCCGTGCTGCGCCGCGATGCGGTCGACCTGCGCCGAGCCAACCTGCCGGCGGTGTGGGCGTCACCGGCCTTCGATGTGTTCGAGCTCGAGGACTATGACTGGGTCACCGGCGGCGACTTCGCGGGCCAGGCGGCGACCCAGGCGGCGGGCGACAGCCTCGGCTACCCGCCGTCGCGCCGGCATTATTATACGGGCGCCGCTGCCGGCCCGGCCGACTGGGCGCGGATCGCCGACGCCGCCGGCGCCGCGCGGGCGAGCGGTGCCGCCGAGAGCTTCGTCTGGGCCTGGCCACAGGTGCAGCGCGACGGCTTCACTTACTTCGACATCCAGGGAGACGAGACGATGCCGGCGTTCCACGACGTGCGCTTCCCGCTCGAGCTCGGCTACGGCGCCACCGGCGGGCCGCAGTTCTCGACGCAGGTGGTGACCACCGGCTCCGGAGCGGAGCAGCGCAACAGCAGCTGGGCGGATGCGCGGCTGCATTATGATGCCGGGGTCGGCATCCGTTCCGAGGCGGACCTCGCGACGCTGATCGCCTTCTTCCGGGCGCGGCGCGGCCAGGCGCACGGCTTCCGCTTCAACGACCCGCTCGACCACGCGGCGGCGGGCGAGATGCTCGGCTCCGGCGACGGGGTCCGCACCCGCTTCCTCCTGACCCGGACCTATGGCAGCGGCGACGACGCGCAGGTGCGGCGGATCACAAGGCCGGTGCCGGGCACCGTCGTCGTCGGCGTCGGCGGCGCGCTGGCCTCCGGCTGGGCACCCGGCGAGCTCGGCGCGGTCGACTTCGCGGTGGCGCCGCCGCCGGGTGCGAGCGTCACGGCATCCTTCGAATTCGACGTCCCCGTGCGCTTTGCCGAGGACCGCATCGACGTCGGGCTGGCGAGCTGGCGGGCCGGCGACCTGCCGTCGGTGCCGCTGGTCGAGGTGCGCGAGGCATGAGCGGTTTCCAGGACCGGCTCGACGGGGAGACAACCACGCTCGCAGTGTGCTGGCGGGTGGCGCGGACCGACGGCGTGACGCTCGGCTTCACCACCCACGACCGGCCGCTCGACATCGGCGGCGTGCGCTATGCCAGCACGCCCGGCATGGCACCGTCGGCGATCACCACCGGTGACGGCCTCGACGTCGATACGATGGAAGTGTCGGGGGCATTGTCGGCGGACACGATCACGGCGGCCGATCTCGATGCAGGCCGGTTCGACGGCGCGGCGGTTACGATCTTCCTGGCCGACTGGGCCGGTGGAGCGGACGTCCTGCCGCTCGCCCGCGGCGTGCTCGGAAACGTGGCGCGGCACCGCGTCGGCACGGGCGGCAGCTTCATCGCCGAGCTGCGCGGGCCGACCGCGGCGTTCGAGCGAACCGCGGTCGAGACCTGCTCCCCCGAATGCCGGGCGGAACTGGGCGACGCGCGGTGCCGCGTCGATCTTGCGCCGCTGACGATGCTCACGACGGCGGGCGAGGCGATGGACGGGCGGCTGGCGACGGTCGCCGGTGGCGAACGGTTCGCCAACGGGCGGCTGCGTGTCCTGGCGGGGCCAAACGCCGGCCTCGACGTCCGCATCGCCGACGCCGGTGACGGCTGGATCGAGCCATTCGAGGCGCTGCCGTTCGCGCCGGGACCCGGCACGCGCGTCGAGCTGCGCGAGGGCTGCGACCGGCGCTTCGCCACCTGCCGCGACCGTTTCGACAACGCCCTCAATTTCCGCGGCGAGCCGCACGTGCCGGGCGGCGACCTGCTGACCCGCTTCCCGGGAGTATGACGATGCACAGTCGATCCGACACGGTCGTCGCTGCCGCGCGCACATGCGTCGGCACCCGCTTCCGACCCCAGGGACGGCTGCCGGGCACCGGTCTCGACTGCGTCGGCGTCGCGCTGGTCGCGTCGGCGGCGGCGGGGGCACGCTTCGAAGTCCCCGCCTACGCGCTTGGCGGCGACGACGAGGCGAGGCTGGATGCGGCGCTCGCCGGGCAGGGCTGCGCCCGCGTCGCGACCGCCGCGCCGGGCGACCTGCTCGTCGCCGCGCCGGCACCGGGGCGCCGGCATCTCGCCGTCGTCACCCCGCGCGGCATCGTCCATGCCCATGCCGGCCTTGGCCGCGTCGTCGAGGGGCCACTCGATCCCGCCTGGACGGTCGTCGCCGCGTGGCGCTTCCCCGAACCGAAGGACTAGGCGATGGCGACACTCATCCTGGGCACCGTCGGCCGTGCCGCCGGTGGGCCGGTCGGCGGGCTGGTCGGCAGCTTCCTCGGCTCGGCGCTCGACCGCGCGGTGCTGGCCGGGCCGCGCCGCGATGTCGGGCGGCTGGCCAATCTCGCGGTCCAGAGCTCGGCCTATGGCGAGCCGATCCCGCGCATCTATGGCGCGATGCGCGCCGCCGGCAACGTCGTCTGGACCGCCGGCATTACCGAGACCGCGACCGCTGCGGGCGGCGGCAAGGGCGGCGGCACCGGCACCACCGGCTATAGCTATGCCGCGTCCTTCGCGGTGCTGCTGTCGGCGCGGCCGGTCGCCGGCTTCGGCCGGGTCTGGGCGGACGGCAAGCTGATCCGCGACGCTTCGGGCGCATGGCTGTCGCCGATCACGATGCGGCTGCACGCCGGTGGCGACGGGCAGGCGCCCGACCCGCTGATCGCGGCGGCCGAGGGTTCGGGCGGGACCCCGGCGTACCGCGGCCTCGCCTGTGCGGTGTTCGAGGACCTGCCGCTCGCGGACTATGGCAACCGCATCCCCAACCTGACCTTCGAGCTGTTCGCCGATGCGGAGGGCACCGATGCCGGGGCGATCGTCGCCGACCTCGGCGCGGACAGCGTCGCGCTGGCCGGGACGTTCCCGGGGTTCGTCGGGTTCGCGGCAGCGCAGGCGGGCAGCATCCGCGGCCAGCTCGGCCAGCTCGCCGAGCTCTACGACCTGCGCTTCGCCGACGATGGGCAGGTGCTTCGGGTCAGTGCCGGGCCGTTCGGGCCGACCGCCCTGCTCGCGGACGACGAACTCGGCAGCCACGCAGGCGCGGCACCGCCCCATGAGGCGCGGGGCGCGGAACGGGCAGCGTCCGGCCAGCTCGACGACGCCGTCGCGATCGCCTTCCACGACCCGGCACGCGATTATCAGCCGGGCCTGCAGCGGGCGGTGCGGAGGTCCGATGCCGTGCGCGTCGCGCAGGTCGAGGTCGCGGCGGCACTGGCGGCGGAGACCGCGAAGGGTCTTGCCGCCGGGATGCTCGCCCGACACAGCGCCGCGCGAACGTCGGCCATCCTGCAACTGCCGCCCCGCCGAGTGGCGATTCGGGTCGGCACAACCGTCGAAATTGCCGGCGAGAATGCTCTCCTGTCTGTCCGGCAGTGGACGTTCTGCAACTTCATGGTGGAGCTTGCGGCCGAGCGGCTGTCGGCGCGCGGGGCTGTGGCGGTGATTGCGGAGGCCGGGCGGGTCCACGCCGCCGGCGACGTCGCGGCCGGGCCGACGACGCTCGCGGTGCTCGACCTGCCGGCCCTGTTCGGCGAGGCGCCGGAGCGACCGCGGCTGTGGATCGCCGCCGCGGGCGCGTCCCCGGGCTGGCGCCGCAGCGGCATCGAAGTCAGCGTCGATGGCGGGGAGACCTATGCTGCCGCCGGTGACATCGCCGGTGCCAGCGTCATGGGCACCACCGTGTCGGCGCTTGCGGCCGGCAGCGACAACCGCTGGGACCGGCTCGGCCGGGTCGAGGTCGAGCTGCTCGGCGACGCGATGTGGCTGGAGCCGCGGACCGAGGCAGCAGTGCTGGGCGGCGCCAACATGGCCGTCATCGGCGACGAGATCGTGCAGTTCGCGGACGTTGCGGCGCTGGGCGGGCGGCGGTTCGCGCTGTCGACGCTGCTGCGTGGCCGCCGGGCGAGCGTGGTCGCGACGCATCGTCCGGGCTCGCGCTTCGTGCTGCTCGATCCGGCCCGGATGCTGGCGATCGATCTGGGCAGCGAGATGGTCGGGCGCCCGCTGCGGGTTCGCCCGTCCGGCTTCGGCGTGGCAGCCACGCCGGTGGCGCTCGTCGTCGCCGGCAACGCACTGCGGGCGCCGCCGCCGGTGTTCCTGCGGGGCGCCGTCGACGGCGGCGACCTCGTGTTCGGCTGGACCCGCCGCAGCCGTGCGGGCGCCGGCTGGAACGATGTCGTCGACGCGCCACTCGGCGAAGACACCGAAGCCTATCTCGTCGAGCTGGTGGTCGCCGGTGCCCCGATCCGCAGCGCCACCGTGGCACTGCCAGAGTGGCGCTACACCGCCGGGGCGCGCGCTGCCGATGGCGTGAGCGTCGGCATCGCGGTGACGCTCCGTGTCGCCCAGCTCGGCACCGTCGCCGGCCGGGCCGCGCGCGCCGGCTTCGTCCTGTCCTGA